CATACACAGGAGGTTCGGCTTTAAGGATGAAGCCAAATGATTTAAACCACGTAACGATTGATGTTGAGATCTCTTCATATAGCGACGATTCAGCTATAATAACAAAATCATCACCATTGTTAATCAACTCAAAATCAAGGTTGTAATGCCGCTTAAAAGCATATATAACGGCACAAACTATCAACACATTTCCTAATGATGTGTTAATATCACCTGAACATCGCGTTCCTCGCATAGAAAATGACACATGACCATCCTGAAAATAGGCCCGTCCGCGGTTAGTCAATTGCATCTTGAGCAATCGACGCAGTTTCCTTGAGTTGAACATCCCATCATAAATAGAATGCTCAAAATTCAAAGCAGCTACGCCAACATGCATATCAAGTTTAGTGATATCACCACCAATTGCAACCGGGTCAACGAATCGGTCCCATTTCTCCTTAATCACACTAGCAGATTCGAAGACATTTAAGCCTTTAATCACTGTGTGCCTGGAACAGGATTTGAATATGTCATTGATGGAACTGTAAATGGGTTTCTCTAATTTCTTTAAATATCTAGCCAGTTCCAAAGTATAACGAGTACTTCGTGGGTTTATAATACGAGGTGCTTTGCCAACATTGCACTTCTCGAATTTGATGAAAGTTTTTAAACGGGCATCTGTGGTAGTGAGGGGGTCATGAGAAAGAGATTCCATGGCTTGTCGGTATAGTCGTTGTTTTTGGCCAGTGTACATGTCAACCACATCACTGCGGGAATACACATGGGCAATATGACGATTCTTCCGTACCATATAGTCTCTGAACTCAATTATCTCCTTACCAACATAGATGTTTCGGTCAGGTTGTATGGGTTTTGTTAGCACCCCATCAACCTTAAGATTCAAATATCTCTCAGTGAGCGCGATACACGCCGCCCTCAAGGTATTGTTGTACACTCCGAATTCACTGTCTCCCAAAACATTAGGAAGGGCGTGGTAAATTCGTTCGCGTGGGACATCCTCATACGGTCTCACAACCAATCGCGTGTCAATTGTCCCAC